TATGCCTCAAGAGAGGCGTTGTTTCAAGCCTATGTGACCTCATTTGATAGCTCGTAAGCCAATGCAAGATAACCGCACCCATCAACTGAGCTATCCTGATGCACGCCGTTACGCATCCTAGCAATCTTTAACAGCGCCATCATGTTTGCCACGTCGTATGCTGAGATGTGCCTTCCAAGATACGCCGTCCACATGGTCGCAATACAATTGAAGTTTTCCTCTGCGCTTCCGTACTGCCTAGCGCGATCCCCTGTTATGAGAATGTTTGCCTTCGACAGTATGTCCGACCTCACCATGCTTTGTTCTTCCACTGCTTGATCCCCCTCGCCCTCGCTCGTCCCTCGCTTGCTACCAGCCGTTCTAATGTTAATCTCTTTCTTCATCTTATGCTCCATAATTCTTAACCCCGATTTTCCCCTACTATTATTTACCTACTATTATATTATACCTATAGGTATAATAATATAATAATAGGTTTGGTACGATATACTATTTAGAATTAATAGGTTGTCCTCTAAGTTATTGATATTGTTATTATTAATGCTAATTAATAGGTAATTAATAGGTCTAATATTACTTCATTTTACCAAAATCATCAGTGAACCAAATATTGCCCTCATTTTGGACAATATGACCCCCAGATATCAGCCCATTTATTGCCTGCTTGTATGTGCTGGATGGATTAGATACGCCAGAAACTTTGCCTAAAAAATGCTTCTTTATGACTTCTTCCTCAATCATCCAGAACGTGCTTGGCTCAGGATATCCTAAACCTGATGGATTAGCCCTGCCAATAGCCTCGCCTCGTAGCTGTTGGAAGCACGTCTTAAATAGGATCTGTTGCTTACCCTTAATGGCTTTCTTGTTAGCCTTATCGACATCATCACTGCTGGCTGGAATAATCACGCAAGTTGTGACAGGATCGCCATCCATATCATTGCCCAGCTCAATCACCTTTAGTTTGAAGTGAAACTTCCTGCCGCCTTCCAGATCTCTCTGTTTGGTAGCTAATGCAGTTCGCAGACCTGTCGCCTCGTCATAACTCAGCTCTATCTCAGTTTCCACAGCCGCACGTAATGAGCTGTGACCACGCGCCTTTGCTTCCAGATTTTTACCTGAGTGATGCACAAGCATAAGATGTGCGCTCGTTGTAGCTCTGATCTTATCCACAGCAGAAATCACAGCAGTTGCACTTGCAGGAGAATTTTCATCGCCAGCAGGCATTGACCGAGATAACGTATCCACAACAATCATGGCAATGTCGCCATACAGCCTTTTAATCTCGTCACACAAATCACAAATTTTATTCACGTCAACTTCACCATCCAGCAAATTGAGTGGCAATGGCCTCACAGCCAGCTTAACGTCTTTATGCTCTGGATACTGCTGTTTGAGCGCCACAATACGATTGTGCGTGGTTGTACCGCCTTCCAGAGCCAAGAATAGCACCACGCCGCCCTTAACTTTGTTTCCGTGCCAATCTTGGCTTGCAGATACATGCCACGCAATATCCTGCACGAAAAACGACTTACCCACGTTAGATGCGCCATAAACCATCGATAACTGCCCCTGACCAAACCAGCCCTTCACTAAGTAGCTCCTGTCGAGCTGTGCTACTGCATCATTAGGGAAAAACACCTGATCAAGCAGGCTCTTTATTTCCAGAGCCTTTGCCGTAGCCTCTTTACCACGATTAACCCACATATCAGAGAAATCCCAGCCCTCGACGTCAGGCACAACAGATTGCACATTATGATCATTAACGCACTTCTCGATGGCCTTCATTCCTGCCTCGTCGTTATCTCCAGCCACAATAATGCGTAAATTTCGACGTGCCTCGTAAAGCTCACCTATCACAGCGGTCAGATTTCCAGCAGACAATGCGAATACTGTTGGCCTGCCTGTAGCCAGATGCACTGACATTGCAGTTGCCCAGCCCTCGCAAACGTAAATTAAATCGTCTAATTTTCCGCCAATAACGCTAAAATTTCCGACAACTGGCATACCAGTAGAAAATTTCTTTGATCCTGCTGGATCAATATTCTGGACGCCCACACGTTTGCCTTGAGCGTTTATCACTGGAATGACAAGCAAGTTGCCATCTATCTTAGCGTTACCAAGCCCGATCTTTTTCTTGATCAGGTATGGATGCGTCGCCTCTGGCTCTGGCTCAGGCCAGCTAATTGTGTATTCTCTTGTCACTGGCTTCTCATTTTCATCAGGCCACAATCCTTGGTTTCTCAGCGCGTCTTTTATGCCAGCAAAATCTGAGCATTTACGACAGCTCACCATCACGCAGTTCTGAGCATCTTCCCTGATCCAGAAACGATCATGGCCTTGGCATACTGGACAAGCCCCATGATATTCGCCAATGGCAGTCTTTTTCAATGATAATGCACTTATAATTTTATTTGAATACTGATCCCAATTTGCATTTGGGTATTTAGTGTTTTGCATTTTATCCCCTATTAATTTACGAGTGATATGAATTTACTCGATTACGTGTTTTAAAAAAGCCTTCATGCTCTGGATTTTCGTCCATGAATTTACGAGCATAATGGCTAATCCATCCATCATCAATTTTATGATCGCCAGTTCCAGACATCATTGTCTCCCAGCGCACCCTATGAAATATACATTTTGCTGAGTAATATTCACGCTTCTCAGTTACAATCAGTGCAAAGTGTTTAAACTGCTCGTAAATGTGTGGGTTTTGCGTATCGTATATTTTAAAATTTTCTTTTGACCATTTTCCGTTTGTCATAATATTCTCCTTTTATATGGACGTTAGACAAAACCTCGATCAGTTCTGTCTAACGCTGTGATTAATTTAAAATGGTATTTCGTCTTCTAAATCATTTGACTGAGCTGGTTGCGCTGGTGGTAATCCAAATGGATCTTGCTCCACACCATTAATTTGCGCCGCACCACCTGAGTATCCGCCTGCAACTTCAGTGAATGGATCTTCACTCTCCTGCTTCTCAGCCAGTTCTAGCACTTGCACTGCACGTAATCTCAACGACACGCCATTAATTGTGCCTGTATTGTATGGCACGACTGTCACTGCGATATTCACAGTTGACCCTGATGTCAGCTCAAATCCATCAGGTAATTTTTTACGTGATGCATCAACCTGACGTGGTGGGTTTGTAGCTTCGCCAGAATAAGCGCCTTTTAATTTAGCCTTACCAATCCAATGACCTTGCTTGTTGTCATCAATCTTGTATGGCAAACTCAACGGCTTCTCAGGCCACTTGCGTTTACTTGTTTCCAACGCCGCCGCATTTTTATATGCCTGCATACAAATCGTGTTCAGCTCCTTGCACTGCTCACCTGTCAAATTAAATGACATCTCGTAAGCCGCCCCCTCTTCTTTGGGATCACACTTAACGCTACGATAATCTTCTTGATCAAATCTGTATGTAGAATTAAGTCTTGGATATAGCGCCTTCACGCCAGATATTATGTGTTGCATTATTTTGTCTCCTGCATGTTATCAAACCAATTTTTCAAATCTTCTTCAAGCCATCCAACTGCACGCTCACCGAGCTTTACAGGTTTAGGAAATCTTCCTTCCGCCATCATTGCATAAATTCCAGCCCTAGATATACCAAATTGCTTTTCTATATCTGTTCTTCTATAAATTTGTGGTAACATTTTGTTAACCCTCTCTTTTAAATATGCGTAGCACCCCTACGCTGGGATTAGTTTATAAGCCGTGGTCTTCATCAAGATAAGCTGGAAGACTAATCGTATCCAGCTCAGGCCAGCCTGTATCAAAAGTGTTTGTATCTTGTGCCACTTTTATTTTTTTCAATGTCTTAAACATCTCTGCCTCTGCATACTTGTTATATTTATCTGACATTTCATAGCAAGCTGTAGCATAACTGTTTTTCTCAGTTGCTATAAATATAAAATTTGTAGTTGGATAGCCGCACAACTTTAAGACGTATCGATAGAAACATTCCTGCAAGTCGTACCTGTAATTTCTCACAGCCTTATCAAAACCACGATAGGATGCGTCCAAGCACGACTTTAGGTCTATTACTATACCAGCCTCTTTTAACAGCCCATCGGGGCGGCATTTTAGCTCAAGCCCTGTTTCTGGGCATTCAGCTATAAAGCTATATTCAGCCAGCAGATCTTCATTGGTTAATAAATTTCTAGCCATTTTGTTTTGCAGGCAACCATCAACCATTTTCTGACACTGCTCGAACTCCCCCTCTGGCAATAGGATCTCATCGTCACCTAGAAAATTTTCCTGATCTTTCCAAGCCTTACTGCCACGACGTTGCAACCCAGAGTTTGTAACCAAGTTTTTCTCTGGCTCTAACAGCATCGCATGAAACGCAGATCCCAAGATCATAGCTGGTGTAGAATTAAACTTAGCATTCTTCCAGTGGTACAATGATGACGTTGCGACTGTCTTCACAGCGCTTGACGAGATTGCAGGCAGTTCGTGGTATGCCTTATTTGACAGCTCTTCGCTGGGTATTATTTGCATTTATATTCTCCTAATTTACTTGTTTAAAACTTCTGCGCCATACAGCGCAATGAGTGCCGCCTCAGCTCTGCCATCATCTTTCTTTCTGGCAAACTTATCAGCATGGTCTGGAAATCTCTGCATCGCCAACTGTCGGCTGGTATCCTTATCAGATGACAAGCCAAAGTGTTTCTTCCATTTCTGAGGCGTCACTAAATGCATTGGCGTTTTGTTAGCCGCCACACATGCAAGCAAAGATCCGTACCCCATGCCAAACCTAAACGTGGCAACCGATGATTGATTTGGCCTCGATGCCACTTGCTCAATCACA